TTAGGACCAATATATGGCTATCAATGGCGTAGATTTAATCATGTTTTTGATGAAAATGACGATGGTTGTTTAGAACGCTATGATCAGTTTGACACAATCGTACAAACACTGAAAAACAATCCCGACAGTAGAAGAATGGTCTGTTCAGCATGGAATCCAATACAGGCTGATCGTATGGCCCTTCCTCCGTGTCATGTATTATGGAATGTGGTAGTTATTCAAGATCACATTAACTTAATATGGCATCAGCGAAGTTGCGACCTAATGTTAGGTATTCCATTTAATATTGCTAGTTACGCCACTTTATTATTGCTCTTAGCACATGAATCAGGGTTGGTTCCGGGTATACTACAGGGTACATTTGCAGATTGTCATATATATGAAAACCATATAGATGGAGCCAAAGAACAAGTCTTACGAGATCCGCGAGACCTTCCCACAGTGGATTTGGGTAGATTCCCGTGTATTTATGATTGGAGTAGCCAACACGTTGCTATTGATCATTACAATCCACATCCAAAAATTAATTTTCCTGTTGCAGTTTGAGGTGTTATTATGAATGATATACCTAAGCCCAAAGGATGTGATGTATATTGGGAAAAATGGATCGACGCTTTTGACGCAGAAGAGGAAGAGTTTGATGAAGATATTGCTAATATAGAACAAGTCTTAACTAGTGAGGAATTAGTCGAACATGCTGAAAATTTACAGTCTATTTCTCACATACGTAGTATTGTAACTCCTTTTGGTGTTCTACCATTAACAGAGCATACGATGGCAAGTAAGGTGTTTAAGTTTTGGGTAGGACATGCAAATTTTAAATTAACTAAAGATTTTTATAAAATTATAGGAGAACATCCGGGGATTGAAGCTCTGGATATACTAACTCCATATAGATTTCGTATAGCAGTTGGTAAAATGTTTGTGGATAGAGATGTTATGACAAGTGTTCGCGATAAAATGGTGCGATACGTAACCACCAATCAAACGTCTAAAACGACAACGGATAATAATCAAGATGCCGATCCAAAGCAAATCTAGCACGTCCGAGTATTCACATATTTCTGAAGCACATGACAATGATATTATCATTGCTAGTAGAGAAATATTTTTACATGGACATATAGAGGACGGAGAAGACTCTGGTATAGACAGTCGAATGTCTAATAAGTTTCTGAAAAATCTCCAAATCTTAAATAGTATTAATCATGCGCCGATTGTCATTCATCAAAATAGTATAGGAGGTGAATGGGAAAGTGGTATGATGATGTACGATGCGATTCAGCAAAGCCCATCATCATTTATTTTTATATGTCATGGTATTGCGGCTTCCATGGGTAGTATTATTCCACAAGCCGTATACAAAAAGGGATTGCGTATCACAATGCCTAATTGTTATTGGCTTATTCACGAAGGTGAACAGACTATGTCGGGCACAACAAAACAAGTGCAGTCTTATTATGAGCTTACTAGACTAAGTAAGTCTCAGATGTACAATATATATGCAGAGGCATGTTCTACCACAGGTGAATATTTTAAAGATATGACTAAAGCTAAAACCAAAACATTTATTCGACGTAAACTAGAGTCTAAGGAAGATTGGTGGTTATCTTCTAAGGACGCTATAACCTATGGGTTTGTAGACGGAATTTTAGGATCAGAAAAGTTCAAATCTATCAGTGCAATTAAAGAAGCTTTGGTGTAATTATAGGTGGACAGGATTTAAAATAATTAGGATTTATAAGGAAAACTATAATCTCTTTAAAAGAGAGGGTTTTGTTATGGCTTTTATTACAAATATTACTTCAACTCCAGTTACAGGATCGTATGGCGAAAACGGCCTGCCTCTATATGTGGACAATCGACATGGTAATATTAGAGATGGTGGAACTGTTTCTGATTCAACTAATTGGTCCTCATCGGCACTTGGCGAAGGCAACCCTATTGTTACCATCGTTTCTGGCGTTGGCGGTGTTGTGTCCGCAAATGGAGCAGCGGTCATTAATGCTGGAACACAAGTTATTAGTGTTGCTCAAACCACTATTGCAGGTATATCCAACACGACCCTACAGGGTGGTCAGTCTAATAGCGCAAATGATGCAAATACCCCATTGTCTATTGATGTAGTAAGAACTTACTATTACAAAACGGCTGTGGTTGCTGGTAATTGGAATGAATTTACCGGAGCATTTAGTTCTGGTCCTTCTAATGGTACAGCTGGAGTATATGACATTGACAAAGCTGGTGATACATCGGCTACAGTTCGTGCTTCAGGCACAGATATTGCAGCTAATACCACGTCAGATTCTCCGGGTAGAATTACTTATCAAGATGGTAGCCCAACTCCAACAAATGGTGCATATGGGGCTCGACATAATTGGTAGTTAAATAATTAGCTAGGGGTCTTAGTATTTTCTAAGGCCCCTTTTTCCTTTTTCTGACGAAAGAACCACAGGCATGTCCATAAAAGAAAATCCCTATGTTAAGGACGTTGTATTTTTTTTAGCAACTATTGTCGTTAGTATGGCAGGATTTTGGATGTTGACAGGAAAAGATCTAATTAGTAGAGGAGAAGCGTCTGTTTTAGTTGATCAGCGCACTATAGCTATGGCAACTAAATTAGAACTATATCATGAGTCTTTAATAGATCATGAACATGAAATCCAAAAAACAAACGATAGACTAGAAAGGATATTAGAAAAAAACACAGAAGCTATTAATAGTTTAAGAGTTCAAATTGCAACTCTTTCCCACGCCCTACAACTACTTTCAGATAATGATGCAACATGAATATACTCCCATACTCGGAGGCTGTGCCTCTGATCCAAGAAGCAGACATATTACTGTTTCGCGGCAAGGGTATTATCTCATGGCTAATAAAACGATATGGATCAGGCGTTCATAGCCATGTAGGGATTGCGCATTGGGATAATGACAATTTACAATGCGTAGAGTTCCGCGAATTTAAAGGTGGTCGCTCTGTTTCGCTTAAAACGCAAGTTGATAATAGTCCTTTTGGCATCGATGTATTTCGAGCTGCCAAACGAGTTGACTATGAAAATGACAGTTATGTTTTAGATGATATAACTAAAGAGAAAATTAGTAGTATTATGTTAAAGCTTACGGGCTTACCATACGGATGGAGAAATATATGGAAACTAGTTAAACACTATATTCCATTTTGTCGATTAGCACAACAAAATATTAAAGACAATAACGCAACAAAAATTTTCGTGTGTAGCACCGCTGCGGCATATGCATACCGAATGGCCTATATAGATCCGGTTCCATATTTAGCAGACTCAGCGGTTACACCGTCCGATTTGGCAAGATCAGCTTTATTTGAATATCAATTTACACTACAAAAGGATTGGTAAATGAACAAACAGTCTGAGGAAAAATCATTTTTTTATCGTTCTACGTTCGATCCCCTGATAGCACGGCTGTATAATAATAAGAAATGCAAACACTGCAATGGGCGAGGATATATTATTTCGCAAATCCCTCTCGAAGGGATGTCGTCATTACGAAAACACCAGCCCGCACGTAGCGTACAAACATATTGTAGCTGTGTAGATAAAAACGTAAAAAAACAACGTCAAAAAGAATGGGAAGAGCATAAGTCAAATCAATGAAGGAAAAATTTATTAGGAAATATATGAGGTTGGCACGAGTCATGGCACATGATCAGAATCCGTGCCTGTCTCGCAAAGTGGGCGTTGTGGTAGTTGACCCCTCAACTAATGGTATAGTAGGAGCAGGTTATAATGGCCCTCCTGAGAATACCCCGCACTGTACTGATGTGGCTTTTTTAAAAAACTTTTTTTGGCCACAACTCACCGCTAAGGAACAGTCGGAAGTTTATAAATATCTTCAAAACGTTAATCAAGATCCGTTGTCTTATACATCTCCTTCGATATTTGATCCCAATAGTGCTTGTGCGGCGCTATCAAAATGTAATAAATGTCCCCGTAATATATTAGGTTATTCGTCTGGTCAAAGATCTGAGCTATGCTCATGTCAACATGCAGAACGCAACGCGCTTAACAAGCTGCCCATTCCAGCCAAAGGACTTATGATGTTCTGTTGGTGTGGAGTTCCTTGTATACAATGCGCCGGTTCCATTATTAATGCCGGTATTAAGGAACTGCATTGTATTAAAGAAAAGGATTATCATTTAAGTTCTCGATGGTTGTTTCAACATGGTAATACAATACTGATTGAACATGATGTTATAGACTTAGAATTGGAAAAGAATAATGGAGTTGAATGATATGTCTAGTAAGTTTACGAATAGTTTCAGTTATGAAACATGGTATCAAAAATATAAATTTAAGACTGATGCTTGTGTTGAAGACACTTGGCGTAGAGTAGCTAAAGATTTAGCATCGATTGAACAAAACAAAGAAGAATGGGAACAAAAATTTTATGAATGTTTAGAAGATTTTAAATTTGTACCGGGAGGAAGAATTACCTCCAATGCCGGAACTGGACTTAAAGGCACGACCTATATTAATTGTTTCGTGGACGGGTTTGAAGGTAAGGATTTAGATTCTATCGAAGGCATTTATAATACCCTACTCAAACAGGCTCAAATTTTAAAAAGCGAAGGTGGATATGGGTTTTGCGCCGACATCATGCGGCCTTGCGGTGCTCATATAGGAGGTATCGCTAATCAATCGCCCGGAGCGGTTAAGTTTTTGGAGTTATGGGATAAGTCATCTGAAATCATTACGGCAGGATCGGGCAAAAGCGCACGTCAAGATCAGAAGAACTTTATACGTAAAGGTGCTCAGATGGTGACAATGAGCTGTTGGCATCCTGATATTATAGAATTTATTGAAGCCAAGAAAACTCCCGGTCGTCTATCTAAATTTAATATGTCTGTATTATGTACCGATGATTTTATGACGGCGGTTAAAATGGATATGCCATGGGAGCTGGTTTTTCCAAACTATGAAAAATATTCAACCGAATATAAAACCTATTGGAATGGAGATCTTGAGTCTTGGTTAGCGCGATTCGAGGAACAAGACGCTGTTGTAGCTTATCATAAGTTTGAATCGGCAAGAGACTTATGGAATTTGATTATGGACAATACATATAATCGAAATGAGCCCGGAGTCTTGTTTGTTGATCATATGAATAAGATGAATAATTTAAACTATTGCGAATGGATTAATGCTACCAATCCTTGTGGTGAACAAGTACTTCCTATTGGAGGGGTTTGTTTATTAGGATCTATCAATCTAGTACATTTTATTGATACTGAAAACAAATCGTGGAAGTATAAAGAATTAAAAGAGACAATTCATACAGCTATTCGTTTTATGGATAATGTAAATGATAAAACACATGTTCCACTTAAAAATCAAAAAGACAACCTAAAAGATAAAAGACGTGTTGGCTTAGGCGTTTTAGGTTATGGATCTGCTTTGTTAATGGCTCATGTCAAATACGGTAGTAAAAAAGCGCTGGAAATGACTGATGAACTGATGAAGTTTTTCACCAATGAGGCTTATAGAGCCTCGGCTCTCCTCGCTAAAGAAAAAGGATCATTCGCTCTGTACGACAAAAAGGAGTATGTCAACAGCGAATTTATAAAAAGATTGGATAGAGGCACTGTGAATTTAATAAAAGAGCATGGAATGCGCAATTCTCATGTCACGTCTATTCAGCCAACCGGTAATAGTTCTTGTTTTGCGAACTTGGTAAGTGGAGGGCTAGAGCCATTGTTTATGCATGGCTATGTTCGCACATCCATTCAACCTAGTTCTCCCGAAGGTCTATCCGTTCCTAAGAATATAGATTGGAAAAATAAAACTTTTGATTTAGAAAATGTAGAAGACAATGAAGTCAATTGGACTTGGGTTAAAGAAGGTGATGAAGATTTATTAATCACACAGTTTGTAGACAAGACTTGGAAATATGATAGAACTAGAGGCTTGCTAAAAGAAGAATGGATAGAAGACTATGGTGTTTCACATCTTAAAAATGTTAAAAAATGGAATCCAGACGCTGGATGGGCTACGTGTACGATGGATTTAGATGTTGCGGCCCATGTAAATACCATGTCTTTATTTGCACACTGGGTTGATTCTGCTATTTCAAAAACAATTAATTTACCTAACGATTATAAATATGACGATTTTAAAAACGTATATAAAACAGCATGGGAAAAAGGAATTAAAGGATTTACTACGTATAGAGCAGGGACAATGACAAATGTATTATCTAAGTCATCTACCGCTAACAAAATACAAAAAACCAAATCTCCGTCCCGACCCAAAGAATTAACATGTAACGTACATCATATTACAGTAAAGGGTGAACAATACTTTGTATTGGTTGGAATGCAGAACGAAGAACCGTATGAAGTATTTGCGGGTAAAAATGGCTTTATTAATAAAAAAGTTAAGACAGGCACGGTGATAAAGCTAGGAAGGCCTAAAGGTGTGTACAAGGCTATCTTTGAAGATGGGTTTGAATTATCTCCCATTAACGCTACTTGTAGTGCAGAAGAAGATGCATTAACAAGAATGACATCTACGTCTATTAGACATGGCGCAGATATACATATGATTGTACAGCAGTTGGAAAAGGTACGAGGAGATATGACATGTTTAGCCAAAAGCATGGCTAGAGCACTCAAAAAATATATACCAGATGGAACAAAAGAAGAAGGCATATGCGAAGCATGTGAAAGTAAAGGGCTGATCAGACAGGAAGGATGTATTACTTGCACACAGTGCGGATGGTCTAAGTGTGTATAATCCTCCTTTAATATATATAAACAGACAATGGGTAAGATACTAAATATTTGCACAGCCATCATAGTGTGTATATCAGCCATCGATATTTATTGGTTAAGCAAAAATCGTGGACATATGATAGAGATGGAAAAAAATCCGATAGGAAAATGGCTGCTTCAAGCAGATAATGGAGATGTCTCATTATTTATATTTTGTAAATTTTTAGGAACGTTTTTGGTGATAGGCGCTATATATCTTTTAAGCTTTCATGAGAGTAAATATACACGAACAGTTGCTATTAGCATAGCCATAGCCCAAATAATTTTATTGTGCTATCTATATTCATGAAATTGTGCAGTATAATATTTTAAGGAATCCCAAATGCCCGAATACACTTTTATCTGTGAAAAATGTTCTACCACTACCTCGCTAGTGTGTATGATTTCAGAATACAGTAATAATTCTAAAAAAATTAAATGCAATTCTTGTGGAGGAGCAGTCTATAGAGATTTTTCCACAGACAATATTGGAGGTTTTGTATCCGTAGGTTTGTCTGATTGTAAAACTATCGGTCAGTATGCAGAAAAACAAACTGCGAAATATGGTCGCCAGAAGGTAGAAGACATGATGAAACAAGCTAAAACCAAAAAGACTGGAGGTATGAATAAACTACCTAAAGGTATGACTCGCATAGAGCAGTCTAATGATTCTATTAAGTGGACAAAGGACTAAAGGAGGGCCAATATGGCTAAAAAGAAAACCGCAAAAAAGAAAGTCGAAACACACGTCATTAATAACAAAAAGACTACAAAAAAAGCTAAAAGAAAAGAAGTTGTTTATACTATAGCGGGCAAACAAGAATATTTTGAACAGACAGATAAGGCCAAATATCCTTGTATTAAGCTAGACTCTGACGCTGCGCAACAATCGCCAGATGCATTTGCTATGAAAATTACTATTGGCAAGAGAATTAAATATTATGCTAAGCGTGGAAAACATGGCAGACTGTACAATCCTATTGGTATGTTTAGTGAAGGTATGGCTTCAAAACGACTAGGACATGCAGGTAAGTTAGAGTGGCGATTTACCGAAGTTGGAGAACGAGTATTTCTTTTTTATAGAGACTTTTTACGAACTAAAAATATTGCACATTTACACAACGCAGAAAGGGAACTGTTATGAAAAAAGGTAAAATAACAAAAATTGAATCAGCATGTATCGAAGGTATGATTGCAAACACTATATCTGCTGATGACATGGCTCTTCAGTTGGATAGAGGAGTTGCTACAATTGAAAAAGAAATTGCACGCATTAAAGCAGAAGCTGTAAAACAAGAATTATTTATCAATAAAACCGCATCAGGCCATGCAGGTGTGAGTATTATGACTGAGGCCGCTTCAGTTCGTGGAGATAACAATACAACCAACCGTTCTTCAAACGAAACCCAACATCGTAACTGGATTCATACAATTAATTAAATGGCTAAACAAAGATCGAATACCAACAATTATCCGTCCCGTTACTCACCCAATATTGACGAAAGTGGTTATGCGTGGGTAAGTGGTAGACAATATATCGTCGAACTCTTATGTGAAAATAAAGCGTTAAAGGATAGCTATAAAACTGGATCATCTAAAGAATTACCTCGCGGATTTTATACTAAAGAATTACAACTTACAGAATGGCAAAAGTTCTACACTGAACAAATTAATAATCGTAGCCTAACCAAACTAATAAATACTCATACAGTAGATAAGATTATTGCATTTTTACGTGATAATAGATTTATTATTAGCCTTCGCCCTAAGTGGGTGCATGAAAAAATAAGTCAGTATAACTATATACCTAAAACAAAACCCACAAATGATTATCTATCCTATAACTTTACGAATTCGGAAACATTTAGTAGCAATAATAAAAAAACATCTATTATATCTAAACTAGAGGATTTAGAATGATTAAGGAAATTACTAAAGAATATGGGGATGTTATACATGACCCATCTTCTATCATTGATCAAAAGCTTAAAATTATATCCGTTAGTCCTAAGATCGATATAGCTTTAGGGGGCGGTGTGCCCGAAGGATCATTATTTATCATGACCGGTCCAGAAAAGGCTGGCAAAACTGTTACTGCATTAAATTTTTGTGCCAATGCACAACAAGATGAACGTAAAATTTATTATGGTAATGTTGAAGGACGGTTGCGTAAACGTGATCTTGAAGGCATTCATTCCTTAAAAACGGATGCCGAACAAATTCAGATCATAGGTTCTACACAAGGGAATATTTTATCCGCTGAACAATATCTAGGTATTTTTGATCAAATTATTCACACCCACCCTGATACTGTATGTGTCGTAGATTCTTTTTCAGCCTTGGCTAGTGACGCAGAATTGAGCGGCGACCTAACAGACCAGCAGGTGATGAGCGTACAAAAAGTATTAGCAAAGTTTTGCAGAAGAATTGCCCCAGCGTTGCCGATAAATAAAGTAACCGTTGTCGGCATTACACACTTAATGGCCAATATAGCATTTGGTAGAGGTAAAGCTAAAGTAGAAAAGTCTGGAACTGCTTTAAAATATCAAGTAGATGTTAAATTACACGCAAGTCACACAACCCCTATTTTACAAGGAGATACGCAGATTGGACAAACAGTACATTGGCAAGTTGTTACATCTGCTATTGGACCACCGGGACAAAAAGTAGATAGTCATATTAAATATGGTAGAGGTATATGGAAAGAAATGGAATTGGCTGACTTATTAATTGACTTTGGCATTGTCAACAAAAGCGGGTCATGGCTCACATTGCCCAACGAAGAAAAAATGCAAGGTAAAAATAATTTAGCCAAATACTTAGAAGAAAACCCAGACCAATACACCGAGTTTGAGGATAGTATTTTCTCTATGATAGGAATAGAAAGGTAAAAATGTTATGCTATACAAAATGTTACTAACGGTATTTTTAGTATTTATTAGTGCTCTTTCGACATATGGCGGTGATGTCATCTTGTACCAAAAGCTACAAGACGTATCAGTAACTGTAAAGGCCAATTCTAGCGAAGGATCAGGAGTTATTATTACTCGTGAAGTACCCGTAGGAAACGCAACAGAACAAATTAATTTTGTATGGACAGCCGCGCATGTTGTTTCTCATTTACGATCAGTACGCAATACGATTGAAAGCGGAACTCCTAAAAAAGTTGTAGAATTTAAAGACGCGCAAATTGTAAAAGAATTAGTAGAAAATGGTCGTCGTGTAGGCGAAATTAAAATGGATGCCAAAGTCTTAAAATATAGCGATGCCGAAAGCGGCGAAGATTTAGCGCTTTTACTTGTACGTAAAAGAAATTTTGTAGACCAAAATATTTTATTTTATCCTTTAGATAAGCCGATTCCAGTTGGTACTGAACTATACCATGTTGGAAGCTTACTGGGTCAGGTGGGCTCAAATTCAATGACTCGTGGCATCATGTCGAAAGTAGGACGAGTATTATATTTAGGGACTGGAGACGGCGTTGTTTTTGATCAAACAAGCGCTCCTGCGTTTCCGGGAAGTTCTGGAGGCGGTATTTTTTTAACTGAATCTTCAGGAGAATATACTGGACGATATGCAGGTATGTTAGTGCGAGGAGCAGGAGAAACTTTTAATCTAATAGTACCTATTCGACGCATGAGGCAATGGGCACAAAAACACAACATACTATGGGCTTTGGATGAAACACTACCCGTACCACCATATAAAGATATTATCAAACTACCTATTGAACATCGGTCTATGGAAGCATCTACTATAAGCAAAGACTCTAAACAATTTCCAATTTTATTACCATCGATTAATGACATGCCAACTCTACCACCTGTTACAATTGCTCTTCCTCCTGAAAAATAAGGTAATAATGAAAATTATAGACTTAGAAGGAAACGTTCACCGTTGGAAAACCGAAGGAACAATCGTAAGATTTAATGAAAATCGTCCTCGTTCGCAACTACATAAAACGGCAAGGCTATTATTACGAGACATATACCCTACGCTACAGATTTCAGAAGAGGTTGTTGTACCATTACGTAAAGGCAAGAAAGCCTTTCTAGACTTTTATATTAATACTATCAAAACGGTAATCGAAGTACATGGACCACAACACTATAAATTTAATAGCCTATACCACTCATGTGCTCAAGATTTTTTAAATCAAAAACAAAGAGATCGAGAATTACAGGACTGGTGCAATCTAAACAACTTAAACTATATTGAATTACCATTTAATGAGGACGAGGAACAATGGCAGAACAAACTAAAGGGGATCTCGCCAAACAGCAACTAGAGAAGATAGATAGCGTACTGGATGAATATGAATGCTCTTTAGGATTGCCGAAGTTTCAAGAAGGTCTATACGATGGCGTAGGCCAAGCATATTTACAACTATCTAGAGACCAGATTGAAAAACTAACTCCCGAACAGTGCTCAGAGGCGGCGCTTTTACTAGCATCTCTTGCATTTCACATACAAAGAACTTATAATAGAGAGGTTGCTCGCGTTAATTGGGCGACTAAAACCTTGAAAGTATGTGTGTCTGGCCGGGAACAATCTTATAAAGGCTCGTGGGATAGTCAATTTAATCAGGCTGTTAAGGAAGATGGTTACGCTAGCAAAATAGCAGATATTCAAAGATATGCTCAACAAAGAGCTGACCGTCTTAATTACCTATCGTCTTCGATCAAGAATGTTAGCGATGTGTTTATAAACGTCCAAAAGTCAAAGGTATTTAAGCATGGATAAAAAAGACATTCTACAAAAACTTCTAGATAATTTATCGGAAGATGAGTTAACTGCTCTATTTTCACAATTAAGCACCCTACATAATAAAAATAATCAAACTAAAAAGAAAAAAAGAGGGCGAGGCAAAAGAAAACAAAAGAAAAAAACAAAACCAAACACTTCATCCGATCACAATATAATAGATGATTTTCAATTAACGCCCGAAGAAAAACAAGAACTAAAAGAAGCTTCGAAATTTGATAAGGAAAAGGGGGTTGACAAACCCAAAACGCATGGTATAATATTACCAAGCAGAAAATTTCAGAAGGTGTCAATTCAATGCATGGATTGCAGAAAGACATTTAATATTGCACCTTCGCTTATGCCGCTAGATCGAGATCGTTACAAATGCAACTCATGTATATGTCGAGGAAGGAACCGATAAACACTCATGATACATAACTTACGCACTAAGCACGAAGAATTAGAAGCAGTTATTACACACGGATTAGGATTACTTTTAAGCATTATCGGCGGCTACATACTATTACATATGACGTATAGTTATGTAAATCCACTACTAACCAGTTTATGTGTTGTGTATGCAATAACTTTAACCATGGTATATCTCGCCTCCACCCTGTCACATATGTATATGTTTAAACACATTAATACTTTTTTACGTAAGTGTGACCAAGCGTTTATATATTTGCTTATAGTAGGTACAGCAACTCCATTTATGTATTTTTTACTGCGTGATCAGTCTATTTCATTTACGGTTAAATTATCGATAGTAATACTCTTGTGGTTACTGGCTTTAATAGGATGTGTCTCTAAATTGCTTTTTTCACACAACCTAAACAATGTAGATGTTAAGTTATATCTCATTTTAGGATGGATAGAGTCGTTGACGATTCTACTTATACAGCCATCCTTAACGGCGAAGATTATAAATTTAATGATCATAGGTGGAATTTTATATAGCATCGGAACTATATTTCTTGTTTTAGACTATCGTAAATATCACTTTCATACTATTTGGCACATATTAGTTATTGCTGCAAGTATTACCCATTTTCATGCTATCGTATTATTGGTTATGCACGCAAATTCGATACCGCTAGACTCATAAAAAAGGATAAACGATATGATGTTGTCTGATGCTCCTGCTGAACGAGCAATACTCGCAGGAATATGTAAGTATGGATCACAAGCCTATTACGATGTAGCAGATTTAATAGATTCTAATAGCTTTACTATCGAATCTAACTCCATGATTTATGCTTGTTTAAAACGAGTAATGGATAAGGATGCGGTTGCAAATATTGATCTACCTACTATTCTATCATCAGCAAAAGAATTAAATTTACACGAGCTAGTATCTAGTAAAGAAGAGATACAACATCTGTCGGGTATAATGAAGTTTCCGATCTTACCGGACAACGTGCGTAAGATGGCTGTTAAAGTACGTAAGCTCCAAATTGCACGTATGATGTATGATCAATTAGAGTCTACTAAGGATCGTTATGCTCAAGTCGTAGGAGATGAGCCGATCTCTCAAATACTGGGGATAGCTGAAGAATCTATATTTGAATTTACTTCTCTATTAAACGATAGCGACGATTCTCCGCAAAAAGTTTTTTCGGATTTAGAAGACCGGTTAGACGAACTATCAAAAAATCCTATTGATCAAGTGGGAATTCCTACAGGGTTTAGTCGTTATGATTTTGCTATCGGGGGAGGACTAAGGAGAGGCACAGTTAATGTAATTGGCGCTAGACCTAAAACGGGGAAAACTTTATTTGCAGAAAATGCGGGTATTTATATAGCACGCGAACTCAACATTCCTGTCTTGAATTTGGATACCGAAATGGTCAAAAAAGACCATCAGGATAGAGGTATTGCTATGCTAACTGAAGTAGCAATCAGCGATATTGAAACTGGTAAGTTTGCCTCAAATAGTTATAAAAATCAAAAGATTCGTGATACTGCTAAAAATGTAAAAGATATTCCTTACTATCACAAATCTATCGGAGGAAAACCTTTTGAAGATCAACTCTCGATTATGAGAAGATGGCTTGCAAAAGAAGTGGGTATAAATGCTGAAGGAAAAGCTAATGACTGTGTGGTGATCTATGACTATTTAAAAATCATGGAGTCATCAGAAATTAAAGGAGACATGAAAGAATATCAAGCGTTAGGTTTTCTTATGACAGGGTTACATAATTTTGCCATCAAATATGAGATTCCTATTTTAGCTTTCATACAATTAAATAGAGATGGTATTACTAAAGAGTCTACAGATACCGCGAGCGGATCAGACAGAATTATTTGGCTATGTTCTAACTTTAGTATTTACAAAAATAAATCTGATGAAGAGATTGCAAAAGACGGGCCTGAGAACGGAAATAGAAAGCTTGTACCATTAATTGCAAGACATGGAGAAGGGCTCCAAGATAAAGACTATATTAATGTTAACATGATTGGTAAGTATGGAAAATTAATAGAAGGTAAAACTGCGTTTGAACTAGAAGACGGAACCGATTTGATTGATACTGATAACATAGGAAACTACACCGATGACATCCCCTTCTCATAATACTTATAAATATAAAGACCAAGCTAAGCTAAACGCACTAACTAGTCTAGTTGTCAATCATATTGATAAAATTTATAGCTATTTTGACACAGAACCATCTTATAAAAACAATATTTTAATTAAATCGCCCTGCTTTATTCATGGAGGCGATAATCCAACCGCTTTAAATTTGTACTATAATGCTGATATTAGAGTTCATTATAAGTGTAGAACTCATCAATGCGAAGATACTTTTGGGTCATCTTTAATTAGCTTAGTACGAGGTGGGTTATCAAGAGTAAAATATAATTGGAAGATCGAAGGAGATAAAGAAGCATCGTTCAATGAGACTGTAGAATTTTTATTAAATATTACACAACAAAACTTTGGAGATATTAGCTCTCAGGAACAATATCATAACGCCGACAAGTTAAAATTTGCATCACTAATTAATAACTTTACTACTCCAGAAATTACGAAAAATAAATTTGACATAGAGGCATATCGTAATAAGGTTGACATTCCAGCTACATATTATTTACAACGAGGATACTCCATTGAAATTTTAGACAAGTACGATGTGGGTACGTGCAATAAGTCCAAAAAGGAGCTTTATCAACGCGCTGTGGTCCCTATCTATGATGAGTCGGGAGAATACATTTTAGGTTTTAGCGGACGGAGTATTCATGCGGAATGTTCAAAATGCAAACACTACCACGACCCTACAAAAAAATGTCATTTTTTTCCAAAATGGAAGCACACAAAGGGCTTCAAAAAGGAAAACTGTTTGTATAATTATTGGTACGCCAAACCACACATCGCTAAAACAGGAGTGGTGGTATTGGTAGAATCTCCGGGCAACATTTGGAGATTAGAAGAAGCAGGAATCCATAATGCGGTTGCAATTTTTGGAGCGCATCTAAGTCAAAATCAAAAAAATATTATAGATAGTTCAGGAGCATTATCTATAGTTGTTTTGTTAGACAACGATGAGGCAGGTAAGAAAGGAGCTAAGAAAATCTATGAACAATGTTCAAAAATGTATCGTTTATACTTCCCGCAATTAAACACAAACGACATAGGAGATATGAATGTAGATGTAGTTACCAATGATATAAAACCTTTAATTTCTAAACTAGGAGAATCTTATGGCTGAAACTTTTACAATGAACGACGATAACAATAACGTAGACAATCCAACGCCAGCATCACCACCTGAACAACAGCCCACAAACCTTATGCAACAGTCCATTATTGGTGCAGTTCATGCGCATTATATTGCTCAAAAGGCACGAGCTGTTGCTAATGTTAATGGATACCTCACCAATTCAGTTGGCGTAGCTGAACATTCGGATATAGTAGAAGAGGTTATTAAATTACTTAAAGATATTGACGAAGCAGATGGAATGATCGAAACAGTTCAAAAACTAACTCAGAATCAGGAATAAAACGATGGGTCAAGTTATAGGGTTTGCAGGAAAAAAGCAGTCGGGTAAAAATACAGCTTGTAATTTTATTTTAGCTCTTAAAATTGCTGAGCTAGGCATTAGCAAGTCTACTCGATTAAGCAACACCGGCGAAATTGAGATAACTGATATATTTAATGAACGTATTAGCGGTCAAGAATGGTTTCCATTTAAATCGCCACATGTTGACGTTACAAATTTATTTGACAACGAGCTAGGCAAATTTATTAAAATATATGCCTTTGCTCATAAGTTAAAAATGTTATGTGTTGAGTTATTGGGTTTAAAAGAAGAATGGGTATTTGGTACTGATGAGCAAAAAAATACCCCTACACATATTATGTGGGACCAGATTAACACACAAAGCAAAGATATACCGTCTAGCGGTCCTATGACTGCTAGAGAAGTATTACAATTTGTTGGAACTGATATGTTTAGAGGTCTGGATGCAAAAATTTGGATTAATGCATGTCTAAGACAAATAGAAGCCGACGATCCTGAGCTTGCCTTAATATCAGACGTACGATTTGAAAATGAAGTGCAAGCAATCCAAAAACAAAACGGTGTTGTAATAGGTTTAACACGCAGTCCTTATAAGAAAACTGATCAACACGCAAGCGAAACACAGATAGACAACTGTTTAGAACTTTGCGATACTGTTATTGACAATAGCCATTTATCCATACCAGAACAAAACCAACAAATATATGCGGCAATTAAACATTTAAATAATGTTACAGAAATATTAGTATAGGAAATAGATATGCCAATCGAAGACACTTCCAACACAATTATTGTAGACTGCGACGGCGTCATTGCCGATAAAAGTCATGGAGGACAATACCATTTGGCTGATCCTCTGCCCCATGGAATAGAACAAGTTAATAAGTTATACGACATGGGTTATAACATTACATTATATACCGCACGCTATGGAGACAGAGAAAAGGGTAGTATACATTTACAATACGAACGGGGATATAGAGAATGGACTGACTGGTTAAAAAAACACGGCGTTAAATACACACATGCTTTTATGGGTAAGCCCGGAGGCATTATGTATATTGACGACAAAGCCGCAAGGGTAGAAGGTGATAACCAAGTTGGGTGGGATCAAGTATGGAAAGAAATAGATAATTTACAGGGTCGTGATCGTTATGGAAATAAAATATGATCCCTATTGTATATTTTAGATCGTCATCGTTTAATTGTCATCGGTTTTGTCCGATGCAATACTACCTAGAATATACGCTAGGATGGCGAGGGCCGTCTAATAAAAAAGCTGATAAAGGCACTATTGTACACAAAGTATTAGAAATATGTGCAGTAGCTAAAAAGGGAGCACAAGACGGTAAAAAAATTATTGTAGATGAACATATTGGAAGAGTTAGTACTAGCAATTATAAGCCCGAGTATTTAAATAAAATTACGGCCAGAGTATATGAATATTACACCAGTCGTATTAAACATCATACATGGACAGACAAAGACGCAAAAGATTGTCAATTATGGGTTTGGAAAGCGCTTCAGCTTAACGATGGGTCGTTTGATCCTAGAAATAGAGACGTGGTTGCTGCTGAGCCGCGATTTGATTTTGTTATCGACAAAGACTGGGCGTCGTACACGTATGATATGGATGATATAAAACTAACTGGAAACCTTGCTATGAAAGGCACTATCGATCTTGTCACCGACTTGGGAGATGGGGTTTATGAAGTTATCGATTGGAAAACGGGTAGAAGACTTGACTGGGCAACAGGAAAAGAAAAAACACAAGCCAGCTTATTTAATGACGCACAACTACGGATCTATCACTATGCCATGAAACAAATGTTTCCAGATGTCAAAGCGTTTATAATTACTATTATTTTTATTAATGATGGTGGTGCATTTACATTGCAATTTCAAGATGAAGACTTAAAAGACACAGAAGAAATGTTAAAGCAAAAATTTCAATTTATTAAGAATACAGATGACCCTAAAACTATTAGACAAATAGATCCTAAGCAATCATGGAAATGTACAAAGCTATGCCATCAAGGAATGAGTACTTTTGAAGATACGCATGTTGAGTCTATAAGCGAACACCGTCCTAGACAAAAAACTCCCTACGGAGAACCTATGACTAAATGTGAACAAACACGATATATGATTAAAAAATATGGTATTGATTGGGTTACTCAAAACATTGCACATCCAGAGCATGTTATTGGAACTTATCAAGCACCGGGAGAAGTGTAAGCGGGGTCTTGAGTCGCCGTTATAACTAAGTTTTTTGTTTCTTAAGTTCAACTCAAGCTCAATCAAAAACAAAGCTTTATGCAGGAGATACAATGATAGAAGTTAAAATAACACCACAAATGAAAAAACGAGCGTGGGCTAAAGCACGTAAAATGGGTAAGCTCAGAAACTCTATTACGAGAGGACAAGGTAATATTGCGGGGTTTTTGGGAGAGGAGGTCGCCAACGCACTCATTAAAGGAGAAGTTACCAATACTTATAATTATGACATAGTTTACAAAAATATTAAATATGATGTAAAAACTAAAAGATGCACTTCTCCACCAAAATCTCACTACGAATGTTCGGTTGCGGCGTATAATACTAAGCAGAAGTGTGATCGATACGCCTTTGTTCGTATAGAATGGGTAAATGGAAAATGGGGACGGGCATGGGTTTTGGGATGGTTAGAACACGATGAATATTTTGAAAAAGCCGAAAAGCTTAATCGAGGAGAGATTGATCGCTCTAATGGATTTATGGTTAAAGCCGACTGTTATAATGTGCCGATATCGGAACTACGCAACTTTAGGAGGCGGAAATGACCTACGTTCCATTGCATGTCCATTCTGAATATAGCTTACTAGATGGACTTTCACAAGCCTCTCAAATTTCTAAACGATTAAATAAGATAGAAATAGACACTTGT